GATGCAGGTTGGATCGCCCTGGTATCTGCAGTCTCTGGAGGCCTATCCGGCCTGCCGGATGAGGTGACTGGCTTTATCACTGGCATTCCATCTGCCGTAGAGACTGCAGCCGCAGATTTCGGGTCGATGCTGGATGCAGGTTGGAGCGCTCTGGTATCTGCAGTCTCTGGAGGCCTATCCGGCCTGCCGGATGAGGTGACTGGCTTTATCACTGGCATTCCATCTGCCGTAGAGACTGCAGCTGCAGATTTCGGCTCGATGCTGGACGCTGGTTGGAGTGCTCTGGTATCTGCAGTCTCTGGAGGCCTATCCGGCCTGCCGGATGAGGTGACTGGTTTTATCACGGGAGTCCCGGGGGCAGTAGAGACTGCATCTGCAGATTTCGGTTCGATGCTCGACACCGCCTGGACTGACCTTAAGGGTTCCGTCGATCTGCTAGACGGGATGGATGGCGATGTGGAGGGCAAGCTTGATCTGGTCTCGCAGACGCTGACTAGCATTGGCGGGACTTTAGGCAGTGCTCTTGACGCTGCTTGGGAAGGTATTACATCCGCCGCAGGCGCAGCCGCAGACGCAGTAGTCAAGGCCTGGGAAAGCGTCAAAGGCTTCTTTGCTGCAGCCCATGACTTCATTTTTGGCTCCGAAAGCTCCGAAGGCTTCGACGCAGCAGCCATGTCCGCCCAGGAAGCGGCACAGGCATGTATCGACTATGGCGAGGCCATCGGCCCCATGCCTGAATACATACCCCCCATAGAGGAACTGGGTACTGCATCCGAAGGGATGTCGGAAGCCATGGCCTCCTCCGCTTCGGAGGTGGCGGCCTCCGCTGCCGAAGTGCAATCGGCCATCGAGGAGAACTTCGGCTCTGCAGCAGAATTTGCTTCTACCAACTGGGAGGAGATCGCTACCACCGTCTCCGACAAGATGCTTGAGACCCAGACCACCGTATCGGAGACCATGACCACCATGTCTACCGACATGCAATCGGGCTGGCAGGGGATGGTGACCACCACATCCACTGCGACGGCGACCATGCTTACGACGGTCACGTCTTTTGGGACATCCATGATCTCCACCATCCAGACCATGATGCAGGGGATGGTATCGGCCACCACGTCGGGCTTTGCCTCCATGGTGTCCGCTGCGGACTCCGGTATGTCCCAGCTCTACAGCACCTCCGTCAGCTGGGCACAGTCCACGGTATCGGCGATCCAATCCGCATTTAGTTCGATGTCGATCACGATCCCGGCTCCGCAGCTGCCCACGATAAACGTGGGTACCAACACCGTGGCCGTGGGCGGGTCTTCGGTATCCGTCCCCACCTTCTCGGTGTCCTGGAACGCCCTAGGCGGTATCTTTGATGATCCGACCATCTTTCAGACGGACAAGGGGCTGCAGGGTGTCGGGGAGGCAGGACCCGAAGCGATCCTGCCGCTTGATACCCTCTGGACAAAGATGGAATCCATCATGACCTCCATCCTTCGGAGGGAGGACGAGCCCTCCATGGTTGACAGGTTCTTGTCCAGGCTAGGCGGCGGATCCAGCCCCAGCACCCCCGCTCCACAGCTGGCTGCAGCTGGTGCCGGTGGCGGGACGATTACCTACTCTCCTGTCTACAACCTTTACGGGAGCGCCAGCGCCGAGGATGTGCGCAAGGCTGACCGCATGGGGCAGGAGGAGTTTAGCAGGCTCATGAAGCAGTGGGAGAAGGAAAGGAGGAGGACGAGCTTTTGAGCACATACACGACCACCCAGGGTGAGGGGTGGGATGAAGTCGCCCTGAAGGTCTACGGCTCGGAGCTTTACTCCGGGGTTTTGATGCAGGCCAACCCCTCCCACCTGGAGACTTTTATCTTCTCTGCCGGGGAGGTTCTGGAGGTGCCAGACCTTCCCGAAGAGGAGGACGACACCACGCCGGAATGGCGTAAGCTTTCGGATGGAGGGGCGGCCTATGAGTAACGCACGCAAGGCCACCGTCACCGTCAGTTATTCCGGTTCCCTTAGTAGTTCCATCGTCAATGAGAGAATCGATAACTTTTCCTATTCGGATCCCGCAGAGGGTCAGAGCGATACCGCTTCTTTTCAGATGAGCAATATCGACGGGTCAATCTTCAAGCACTTCCCCAAGCGTGGGGACAAGTTCTCGTGCAAGATCAAGCTTTCTGATTGGGATTCCGACGGGGATAGTAAGACTATTGATTGTGGCGTGTTTTGCACGGATGACGAGACATTCGAGGGCTATCCCCTCTCCTGCAAGATCTCCGGGACAAGCGTCCCCGAGAAGGAGGCCTTTAGGGTGACCAAGCGGTCGAAGACCTGGGAGGACATCCCCATTGCCGGGATTGCCGGGGAGATATGCGGGAGGTATGGGTTATCCCTTACCTACGATGCTGCCACCATCCAGATCAAGTCCATGGAGCAGTCCGAAGAGGAGGACAGCAGCTTTCTCAAGAAGGTCTGTGATGACTACGGCCTAGCCATGAAGGTCTGCTTCGGGAAGGTCGTCATCTACGACCCGGTGCGCTACGAGGGCAAGGGATCCGTCAAGACCTTTGACATCAAGGATTTTGCGGACGGCTGGAGCTACAACTGCACCATGGTAGGGGTCTATACGGGAGCCACCATCAAGTACACCAACGGGGAGGACGATACCGAGTACACCTGTCAGGTAGGCGGGGGGAGCAGGATCTTCGCCATCTCCTCCAAGGTGGACAGCCTGGGGGAGGCCAAGATCAAGGCGGCCGCCCAGGTTAACAAGGAAAACCGTTCGGAGGAGACCTTTTCAGGAACCCTCCGGGGGATGCCAGGGATCTTTTCCACCAAGAACTTCACCTTGACAGGAGTTCCCGCCCCGATCTCGGGGAAATACTTTATCGACAAGGCGACGCATGACATCAGCTCCGGCGGGGCTTATGTCATCAAGATTGAGGCCCATAAGGTCCAGAAGGCGATCACATGAGGATTATCAGGATAGGACAGGTTTCCCAGATCGATTATGAGACAGGCATGATACGGGTTACCTACAAGGATATGGACGAGGCGGTTTCCGCTCCCCTCCCCTACGCCTGCCTGGATGGGGAGTACCACATGCCGAACGTGGAGGACTACGTGCTAGTGCTCCACCTGACCAACGGCCAGGAGGCCGGGGTCATTCTGGGGAGGTACTGGAACAAGAAACATAAGCCTCCCGTTTTTGGGAAGGATCGATACCGCAAGGACTTTTCCAACGATGTGGGCAAGGCCTTCCTGGAGCGCAACCCAGAGGGGCAGAAGGCAACCTTGCATTTCGACCTGCCCCTCACCATCGGATCCGATGGGGCGGTGCGCCTGGAGTCTGACCAGGGTATTACCATCGATGCCAGCAACATCATCCTCAGCTGCTCCGCCGGTACCACCACGGCGGCGGCCATCATCCAGCACATGCGGTCTTACCATGAGTAAGGGGGTGGGCGCATGGGCAAGGTAGGGAATTTTGGCAAGACGATTTCCTTCGAGGTCTCCGACAGTCGGGTCTTGACCTTTTCGGGGATGAGCTATAGCCAGGGCGCACGTTTCGGGGAGGTCTCCCGTCTAGGGGATGCACCCTACATGCAGTTCCTGGGGGTCGACAATGCGGAAATCTCCATGGACATCGTCCTGGATGCGACGCTGGGCGTCAAGCCTTACGATACCCAAAAGGCGATCCTCAAGGCGATGCGCAAGGGCGAGGCGGAGTACCTGGTGATCGGTGGCAAGAAGGTGGGGCAGGCTAAGTTCGTGATCAGCTCCGTTTCGGAGGCCTGGAACGTGTTTTTAGATGCGGGTCAGGTGGTCAGGATGACCTTGTCAGTTACCTTTAAGCAATACCAGTAGGAGGGTTGATACATGTCTACCGTTATCAATCTGATTGGCTTTGATTGGGCTAGCGAGTCGGTGGTATCGGAGATCAGGCGCAACCTGACCGCCCTCATCTCCACCCCTGCCGGGACATGTGCGGGCGACCGATACTACGGGATTGACCAGTCCTGCCTGGATGCCCCGACGGGTGCCGCCGCAAACCTGCTAGCCTTGGAGATTATTGAGAAAATAGCAATCTATGAGCCGAGGGTGGAGCTATCCAAGACCTCCGTCACTCCCACGGAGGGCGGGGTCAAGGTCGAACTTACCTTCTCGGCGGCTGATTAGAAAGGGGGTGGTGGAATGGCTGAAACATTGGATGTGATCAAGGATTTACCGGACATATCCTTTATTGACGACGCGACCTTGGAGCAGGTGCAGGAGCTGATGATCACGACCTACCAGGAGTCCTACCGGTCCATCACCGGGCAGGCGGTCTCCCTGGCCAGGGGCGATCCGATTCGGGTGATCCTGCTGGCGGTGTCCCAGGTCATCTACCAGCATCTGCAGCTGGTGGATAAGGCGGGGAAAATGAATTTTTTGAAATACGCCTACGGCGACTATCTGGATCAGCTGGCGGCTACCCGAACGGGACTTGTCCGAAAGGCGGCAGAGCCTGCTGTCGTCACCATCCTTTGGAGCCTGGAGGCGGCCAGGGCTAGCGCTACCCCGATCCCGGAGGGGACGAGGCTTACGGCTGACGGGAGCGTCTTTTTTGCAACCACGGAGTATCTGGAGATCCCCGCCGGGGAGACGGAGCTGTCGGCCATCCTGCAGTGTACGGTTCCCGGAGCGGTAGGAAATGGATACGCTCCGGGGGAGGTCGACACGATGGTCGACCCGGTACCCTTTATCGCCTCCGTGTCAAACGTGGACGCCAGCTCCGGCGGATCCGACACGGAGACCGACGAGGAGCTGGCGCAAAGGGTCTTCCTCGCCCCGTCTGGCTTTTCCGTGGCGGGGCCGGCTGACGCTTATGTCTATCGGTGCCTGGAGTATAGCTCCCAGATCGTCGATGTGGCGGTCTCGGGTCCAGGGGATGACCCAGACATTCCGGCCGGTACGGTCGACATTCGGATTCTGATGGAGGGCGGGGAGCAACCGGAGCAGTCCATGATTGATGGCCTGACGGAGTACCTGACGGATGCCCCCGCAAGGCCACTGACGGACACGGTGCAGATATCGGGGCCTGACGAGGAGCCCTACTCCGTCTCCCTGACCTACTACATTGCCAAGGTCGACAGGTCGAGCGCTGCCAGCATCCAGACGGCGGTGGCGGCTGCCGTGGAGCAGTACGAGGTCTGGCAGAGCGCACGGATAGGGAGGGATATCAATCCCGACGAGCTAATAGCCAGGGTCAAGGCGGCGGGGGCAAAACGGGCGGTGATCGCCAGCCCGGCGTTTACTACCGTCCCAAGGACGGCAGTCCCGGTACTGGCTTCCTCCTCCGTCACGTATGGAGGGTTGGAGGATGATTAGCCTATACGATGCCAGGGTCACCGACGCCCTCGGAGGGGCGTATAGGGAGGATCCGAAGATAAAGGCGCTTGGGTATGCCATCCGGGCAGGCACGAGGCTACTCTATGATCATGCTTTAAAGGCCACCACGTATAACAGCCTGGAGGAGATGGACGACGAAGTCTTAGACCTCCTGGCTGCGGAGCTGCGGAGCCCATACTACGACATTGCCTACGGCAAGGCGGTCAAGGCCGACCTGGTCAAGAACACCATGCGGTGGTACCAGATCGCCGGGACCCGTCGGGCAATGGAGGAGCTGGGGGCGGCGGTCTTTGGCCAGTGCGATGTGGAGGAGTGGTACGAGTACGAGGGGGAGCCGTACCACTTTCGGATCATCACGCAGGCCTTGGCCAGCTCCGACAATGTGGCCGCTTTTGAGGCGATCATGAGGAGTGTCAAAAATGCCCGGTCAAAGCTAGATAGTGTTTCCATCCTCCGGGTCATCGACACCGGAGGGAGTAACTGCGTGGGGTTTGCTTTTTCAGTGACCAACCCCCCGCCAATCCATTGTGTCTTTTAATCTTAATCCGAAAGGAGGAATAACTTATGCCACAGCCGTATAGGGATGCGGTCATCACCGACGCAGGTGCCGCCCTGCTGGCAAGGATCCAGACGGGCGAGGCCAGCCTGGAGATTACCAAGGTGGTCGTGGGCGATGGCGTGTACAGCGCCGCCGAAAAACAGGAGTCGAGCCTTAGAACCCGAACGGCTCTAAAGAGCCAGCGCAACGTATACACGCCTAGCTCCGTGTCGATCTCGTCCGCCATCGCCATTAAGATCACCACCCTCATCTCCAACGTTGATCCGGTGACGGGAGATCCGCTGGTAACCAGTGGGTACTTCTTAAACGAGATCGGGGTCTACTGCAAGGAACATGGGGGCGCATCGTCCACCGAGTGTCTCTACTGTATCGCCGTAACCGCCGGGGAGGTCGGCGACTACATGCCTGCCTATGCCGGGGGCGGTGCCGCGCAGATCACCCAGGACGTGTACCTCACCACCGGCAACGCAGCGGCGACCTATGTCAACATTGCCGGGGCGGCGTATCTCGCTTCGGATGCGGCCATCCTGGAAACCCGGGTGGCCGACCTGGAGCAGTACCACGAAGACCTGGGCTTTTCCGTCGTAGACGGGCAGCTCAACGTAACTTTTGGATCAGAGTAAAAGGAGGGATTTTTTATGAGCCAGATTACTAGGCCGGTGGTGCTAGACGAAAGCTTTAACGCCATCGGAAACGCGATCGTGGAGAAACTCCACCGCCAGAATGTGCTCCTGGACATCATCGCCGGGAGCCAGATCGAGGAGATTGCCGACATGAACGAGATTGCCCACATCGTTCGGGCAGGCCATGCAAAGGACGTCTTCTCCATCGGTGACCAGATCACGGTACCGTGGACCGATCCGGTAGACGGCAAGACCTTTGCCTTTGTCTGGAACGTCGCCCACATCCCCGCCGATGGTGTAGAGATCCAGGATGGCGAGACCAAGCCGGGTATGATCCTGGTTGCCAACTACGCCCACGGGTACGGCGTGATGTTCTCCCAGGCGCAGGCTATCCAGTGGTTTGAAACCGGGCTTGCTGCAGGTACCTACTACCTGACCTTTACCCAGAAGTACGGCACCGCCGTGGCAGCGGATGGCAAGGTCAACTTTACTTTAACCCAGGACATCCCCGCCGGTGGGCAGCTGGCTGCCTATATGAAGAGCGACAAGGCCGTATCCGAATGGACCTTCTCCAGCTACGCATCCCCAGATGCCACGACGCCCATTGAGACCGTCTCCGTATCCGCAGGCCAGGCAGGTACCCTGTTGGGAGCATTCAACGACTCCAATTCATACGGGCTTAACGCAGGCCGCGCTGGCTACGGTTCCAACCGCTACAAGGATTCAGCCATCAGGCAGTGGCTCAACTCCGCTGGTGGCATCGGCAGCTGGTGGACTCCCGCCCACAACTTCGACCGTCCTCCCGCAGAGGCAGCCACCAAGTCCGGCTTCCTGGCAGGTTTCGGGGAAGACTTCCTAGCAGCGGTAAACCCGATCAAGGTTGACATCGCCGCCAGCACGCTTAGCGATGGCGGCGTGACGGATACCGTATACGATAGGTTCTTCCTCCCGTCGTTGGAGGAGATGCACTACGTGCCGCAGGCCGCAGGGGTCGAGGGCGTGGTGTGGGATTACTACAAGCAGGCCTCCCTTTCGGAAACGCCGCTGCCGACGGGCACTGCGTTCGCGCAGATGCGCCATTTCGGACTAGAGAATCACGCGATCGCGCAGTACGTCCGGCTGCGCTCCGCGACTCGGACCGCGTCGAACAATCCGTTTTACGTGAACACGTCGGGCTACGCCAGCAGCTACTACGCGTTCTACGCGCTTCGGGCGCTGGCGGCCTGCTGCATCTGTTAATCGCTTTTAATCCCCCACCACCAACGGATGGTGGGGGTACACTTCCGAAGGGAGGATCTTCCGTTCTATGGCAGTAGTAGAGGGCAACAGACATCCAAAAGAGAACCTGCAGGCGGGTCTGAAGACGCGAGGGCTGGCGGCGTACACGATTAGGATTTGTGCGAATCCTAAGACCTTCGACCCGAAGTATGATAGGTTTCTAACTCAAAGATTAGTCGACAAGGCTGTAGATATCCATACGCTGGTATGGACGGCTAACAGCATCCGCACCACCACCCACGAACGGTACATGCAGAGAGGGCAGATGCAGATGGACGCAAGGCACGCATGCGACACCATGCTTTGTCTGATCGACATGGCCAAACCTGTTTATCACCTCCGGGGCGACCGAGCGAAATACTGGTCAAATCTCGTTCGTGAGGCGCGAACGTTGATCGACGGTTGGATGCGGTCTGACTACGAGAGATACAAAGACCTCCCAGAGGGAAACGGTAACCAATAAAGCATTGCGGCATGAGTCGCACGGGACACAGGCTAACCGCAGAACGTCCGGCTGCGCTCCGCGAATCGGACCACGTCGAACAATCCGTTTTACGTGAACACGTCGGGCAACGCCAACAACAACAACGCGATCAACGCGAATCGGGCGCTGGCGGACTGCATGGCGGCAGGGGCTATCACTCATCGTATAGCGATGAGAACCCCGGAATATAATGCAGGGAGCCGAAATCCCGGCCTCGGAAAGAGGCGAACAAGACTGATCCGATGGCGTCGACTTACGAGTCGGCACGCCTATACACGGTGAGGATATGAGTAGATATGCAAGATAAAAAGATAAATGCAGATACAGTAAATGAAGAGTTTGACATAGAGAGCGTGATAGGCTTTGACGCTCTCTATGAGTCCATGTGCAAATGCAGGCGAGGCGTATCCTGGAAGTCCTCCGTAGCGAGCTTTATCCTAAACGGAATCGAAAGCGTTGCAAAGCTGGAAAGGGAGCTAAAGGAAGGCACATACAAGCCAAGGCCTCCGAAAAAGTTCATGATCACGCACCCGAAGAAGCGGGAGGCGGTCAGTATCGCCTTTCGGGATCGGGTCTACCAGAGGAGCCTTAACGACAATGTGATCTACCCAATGGTGGTGCGAAGTTTTATCTACGATAACCATGCCTGCCAGAAAGGCAGGGGAACCGACAAGGCAAGGAGTAGGCTTAAATGCTTCCTTCAGAGAGCCTTTCGGAGATGGGGTGAGGACTTCTACGTGCTTCAGATCGACATCCAAGGCTACTATCCCCACATGCGCCATGATGTGGCCAAAGAAAAGCTACGACGCTGTCTTCCGGAGGAAGCGTACCGAAGGGCGGCCGAAGTGCTGGATGGTCAGTATGAAGGCGATGTGGGATATAATCCCGGCTCCCAGATGGTGCAGATATGCGGGATAGCGGTGCTGGACGACCTGGACCATTTCATTAAGGAGCGCCTGAAAATCAGGGAGTACATCCGATATATGGATGATATGATCCTGCTCTTGAATGATCCGAAGAAGCTAAAGGAGTACCGGCAGATCATAGAGGCCAGCCTGGAGACTCTAGGGTTTCGGGCGCACCCGGATAAAACTAGGATCTATCCAATAAGAGAAGGGATCCTGTTCTTAGGGTTTCGGAACTGCCTTTCGGATACGGGGAAGGTCTACCGCCTGATCGATCCGAAGAACGTTAAGGCCGAAAGGAGAAGGCTAGCCAGAATGGCCGCCAAGGTGAGGCGCGGGGAGATGACCAGGGAGAAAGTGGATGCCTGCTATAAGGCCTGGAAGGCGCATGCTGGGAAGGGCGATAGCTGGAAGCTGCTAAAGCGCATGGATGAGTACTATAAAGGATTGTGGAGGTAAAAGGGATGGCGACTTACAAGAAAGTGCGCGGAAGCGTAGAGGAACAGAGGGAGTATGAGCAGCTGCTGGCAGACTCCCAGAAGATGCAGGCAGACCTTATGTATGTGGCGATGATGTCCGACGTCGACCTTGACGAAGGTGAAGATGGGGAGGTGGAGTAAATGAAGAGTCCGAAGTATGATCTTGTAAGACACTACTATGATACCGGGATGTGGAACGAAGCCCGGGTAAGGAACGCGGTCAAGAAGGGGTGGATTACTCAGGAAGAATGTGATTGGATCCTCTACGGGGAACCCGAGACGGAACCCGAAGGGGAGCCGGATCCTGAACCCGAAGGCGAACCGGAAGGCGAAAGCGAGACCGAGGAAGAGCCCGAGGAGGAGCCGGAAGAGTGACCATTGTGGAAGTCCTGGAAGAGCAGGACGAGACTATCAAGAGGCAGGCTGACATCATAAAGGGGTTGTCGATGCTGCTCTTACAAGCCGGGGTGGATCCCGCCCCGGCTGCCGACGCCCCGACAGGGGGTGAGTAGGATGGACATCAATGGATTTCTGATCGCCTTTGTGGCCGTGATCCCTTCGGGGATCACCGGGTTTTTGTTTTGGTTGTTGGAGAAGAAAATCGAGAAGCGGAACAAGCTGGAGGACGAACGCCGGGAGAAGCTGCAGGCCAAAGCGGATGCGCTAGAAAAGGCCAGGCAGAAAAACGAGCTTTTGACGATCCAGGCGGTAGGGGCTTCGATCATGCTGGGGGAGGCTACCGCAAGGGCGGTACAGCGGATCCCTGACGCGCACTGCAACGGGGACATGGAAGCGGCGCTTAGCTATGCCGCCAAGATCAAGCATGACCAAAGAGATTTTCTTTATACCGCCGGGGTCACCGGCATCTATGGGGAGGTGGGAGCATGAAAAAGATAATCGATTTCTTCAGGTGTTTAAAAGGACTGGACATAGCCCTGCTTCTCACTTTCGGATTCTTTCTCCTTTTCCACTTTCAGATGATCTCACTTTTTAGGGAATATGGAGCAATCCCAGAGTCCTACGCCATTGCCGTGGTGTCGGCTACGATCGGGGAGGCGGGGATCTGCGGATGGATCCGAACGACCAAGTTAAGGCACGAAGACGAGGAAGGGGGCAGCAAAGGATGAACGACGCAATGACCTATTATCTGCTCCTGTTCCTGGCCACGGCAGCGGGTTATCTGATCCGAAAGTACGTGCTGCCAGGTTATCGGCAGGTGACGGCCATCAACCCGGACGACCTGGAGGGGCTAAGCAAGTGGGCGTTGAAGCTCTGCAGGGCGGCCAAGAATATGTCCTCTACCCTCTCCTCCGCCTACGCCAGGCGGGAGTGGGTGCTGGAGCAGCTGCAGGCGCTTTGCAAAAAGTGCGGGATCGCCCTAACCGATGAGCAGGTCAGGGCGCTCCTGGAGGCGGCCTACGACGAGATGCTGGCGGAGGATGCGATCCAGGCTAGCAACACAGCACTGCTCCCGAGGGAGGGCAAGAGATGATAAGCAATTGTGGATCGGATGAGTGGGGAGGATACTCCGGCGGATCAGCTGGGGATCAGACGGGGAGGGAGTGGGAGGTGCGCACCTGGTACCCCCGCCCCTGGAACTGCGTGTTAAGGCATCCATGCGAGGACGTCCGAAACCTCCACGCACAGATGGCCAGGGCGGCAGCCCTCAACCCCCGGATCGGATACGACCAGGGGCAGCGCGACACCTTCGGGGAGGCGCTCCGATCGGCGGGGGATGACCCGGCCAAGATAACCGTCAGCTGCGAAACGGACTGCAGCAAAGGCATCATCGACATAACCAAGGCCATCGGCCGAAGGCTAGGCCGGGAGGAGCTGCGCTCCATCGGGGCGACCTATACCGGGAATATGCGCTCTGCTTACAAGGCCGCGGGGTACCAGGTGCTGACCGAGTCCAAGTACCTGACAAGCGATGCCTACCTGCTGCCGGGAGATATCCTGCTAAACGATGCGCACCATGTGGCCACCAACCTGGACGCGGGAACCAGGGCGGGCGGATCGGTGACGGCCAAGGCGTCCAGCAGCATAAATAGGACGGAGAAATACAAGGCCATCGTGACCGGCACCGACGGGGAAGGGCTGAACGTTCGGACATGGGCGGGAGCAGAGTATCCGAAGTGCTCGTTTTCCCCGCTCATGGACGGCCAGGAGGTCGCGGTATGCGATACCGCCAGGGCGGCCAGCGGCAACCCGTGGGCGTACATCCGGGTAAGGATCGGGGGATGCGACAAGTATGGGTTCGCTGCAGCGGCCTACCTGAAGCAGATATAAAAAGAGGGAGGACACGGCCAGATGGCCATGCCCTCCCTTTTTGCGTTTATTTAATCGTTTTCTTCCAGCGCCTTATCAAGCAGCATTCCGGCGCGTTCCTGGTAGTCTCCCATATCGGGGAGCAGCTCATCTTTCTGTTCGTCCGTAAGATCGTCCCATCCCTTATCTTCATCTTCCCCGAAGAAATCCCCGATCCCCTCCCAATAATCGTCATAGTGGGGACCGTCATTGTAGACCGTAATATGGTCGTCATTCCGCCAGGAATTGCCGCCCGGGTTGGAGAACGTTTCAATCGTCCCGATTCCCTCGTCATCAATATACAAATAGATGTCCACCTGGAAATCCAGCGCCTTCATGTCAAGATCTCTCATTTCCTCTGCAATCATGTCAACGACCTCGTCGCGATTCTTTAATTCCTTCATGTCCCGTTCCTCCTGTTTTTGTTTTTTGGGGTCTCTTTCAATTCCTAAGGGAGGGGCTCAAGCCCTCCCTTGGCCTAGCTACCATCGTGTTTAGGACCTAGCTTCCGGCACCTCCGACAGGCGCTCGGAGCAGTAGTCCTC